ATAGTTTTTAATAAAGTAACAAATTTAAAAGTAAAAATATCAGATTTAGCAACATTTACTTTTGATAAACTGAATAAGGATAGATATGTAAATTTTTCACAATTAAATACTAATTATTATATTAAAATTATCGAAAAGAGTTATCCTAATTTTATTACTACCAAGTATGGTTTACCTATTATGAAACAACAAATAGTTTATTCACATGAACAATGTATATTTTATGATACTGATTATTTCAAAGAACCATCAACATCCTATGATTGCTATCATAATAATAGTATTAAAATTATGGAGCTAATAAAATCTAATCCTAATATTAGTATTAATCAAGTTGATTCTAAAGGTTATACTCCAATATTTTATGCAGTTGAAGGATATAATATTCCTATTATTAAAATATTAATAACAAATCCAAGTGTCAAAGCTGGTATTAAAGAATACAAAGATAAGGATGGAAAAACCGTTTTAGATTTCATAAAAGAGAAAGAAATGAATCACTTGAAATATCTATTAGATGATGATAAAGTAGTATTTACACGTCGTTATTGGGAAATGATGAAAGTGGAATTAGAAGAAAATAACTTGATAAAGAATAATATACCATTATATCTTGAGAATATCTTTGATATTGCACTATTCATACAAAACTTATATTGGGCAGATGGTAATGTCGATATACCTTCAATAGTAACAATAAAAGATATTAAAGAAATTAAAGGAAGATTAAAAAGAGAAAAAGAAATGTATGACCAACAGTTGAATTCAAAGTATAGTAAGAAAGAAATTATTGAAACAAATATTGATGGTAAAACAAGACGTATGATTTTAGATAGTCATAAAAGTACCAAAGATAATCAAATTAATTATATTATTAACCCAAATTTTAATATTCAAAATTCTCAAATTAATGCGTTTACATTAAATCCAAATGAAATAGAATTTCAGGATAAAATTATATTACAACTTCGTAAAACTGCACAATTATTCAATCAACAATATCATCTTGGTTACTCTGTATTTTGGAATAATATGATCGCTAAATTAAATGATTGTATTCATATTAAAGCAAGTATTGATGAAAGGAATAATTTTGATTTTAATAACATTGCTAGCATTACTAACAAGTTAAAACCAATAGTACAGTTTATAGAGTTTCAACATTACGAGGATAAGACATTAGATGGAAATATATATTATGGTTATTTAGTAAGATTATATACCCATATTATTGGTCAAATATTAGGTAGTAATTTTTATAATGCAATTGAGAAGACAGTTATAACAAATTTAATGTCAGAATTACATACAAGTACAAGTACAAATACAGGTCCAGGATTAAGTAATATTGATATAAGAAAACAAAATATAGTTAATAAAATTAAAGAGGTTAAAAATTTTATAATCAATGATATTCAAAATAAGGATTCATTAGCATATTTATATGTAACACGTTCAATGGGATATGATACAACACCTGTTGATGATGTATTTGAACAGGTTGCAATTAAATTAGATACATTAAAATTAGCCGATGATTATAAAACTCACTTGTTACCATATTATAGAACACTCTATCGTATCGTATTTGAGTACTTGCATAAAATGATGCGTAATTATCATAAATTCATATTAAATCAAAATCGTGGTTTAAAAACTATCTTATTATTGAACCAATGATAATAGTTCAATATCAGTACCAAAGAAAGCCCTAATAGAGCCATTATCAAAGGTTACCTGGCAACTATTTTGAACGTTAAGGATATTAAGTCTGGTAACAGTACCTTGAAGATCATTAAATTGTACACGATCGCCAATATTAAAGTTCATTATTTATATTAATAGATATAAATAATGGAAATACTTATCTAAATAATTTTATAATGGAAAATATAATGAAGAATATTATGACACCAATAATGACAAAAATAATGGTTTTAAGCCATGTACTAGAACCTGTCAGAAAGGTATCTAATCCTTTAAACATTGTACATAAAAATCCTGGTGTTAAAACATTACATTGAAAACCTGCTTTCTTTTCTTTTTCTTTGCATTGTTCGGTGCACTCAGTTTCAGCAACAGTTGCAGTTTTTCCTTCTTTAATTTTAGAATCATAACATGCTTTATAACAGTTCCACCATTCAGGTTGTTCTTTTTCAACTTCTTTAACAGCTTCCTCCATACATTTATGAAGTGTCATACATTCAGCTTCAGACTTGGTAAGTTTACATTCGGCAAATAAAGCATAACATTCTTTAGCATTTTCACGTTGTTCAGTAAGACGAACATTTTCTTTATCTTGTTTAATTTTACCATATAGATAGTTACCGAACATATAAACACCACCTATAGCAGCAACAAATCCAAGTAAACCTTGACTCTTACCTAATAAAGTTTTTGCTTTTGCCATAGCACCTATTTTTTCAGCTTCATCAACTGTTTTACCAGCTTTTAATGCAGCATCTTTGGCAGTATTAGCAGCTTCGTCACCTGATTTAGCAATATCTAAAACATCATCGGATGATTTGGCAGCTACAAGCGATAGATCATCAGCAGTTTTTGCTGCTATTTGTGCGGCAGATAAGGCTTCATCAGTAGATTTAGTAAGTACAATTAAAGCATCATCTGCAACCTTGAGAGCATCATCTGTATTTTTTAATAATAATTTAGTTGCATCGCTTAATATTCCATTGGAACCAAGTTCAAAAGCTGCTTGAGCAGAAGCTTTAGCTGCTGCTTCGGCAGCAGCTTTGGCGGCAGCTTCGGCAGCAGCTTTGGCGGCAGCTTCGGCAGCAGCTTTGGCGGCAGCTTCGGCGGCAGCTTTGGCGGCAGCTTTGGCGGCAGCTTCGGCGGCAGCTTTGGCGGCAGCTTCAGCGGCAGCTTTGACAGCAGCTTCGGCGGCAGCTCTGGCAGCAGTTTCGGCAGCGGCTTTGGCGGCAGCTTCGGCGGCAGCTTTAGTGGCAGCTTCGGCAGCAGCAGTTCCAGTTCCAGTAATAGTTCCAGTAATAGTTCCAGTAATAGTTCCAGGTTTGACAACGTATAATGGTTCTATAATAGTAGAATAGGGAAGGTTAAAATTAAAATGTTCATGCATGATATTATCTTATAGATATATACGATAATATTTAATAATTACTTGGTGCCATATGGTACTTTTCTATCCTTAAAACGAAGACTCCATCCTGGTACACCTGTTCCACGATTAAACTGTTGTCGGGTACAACCAACACCAAAATCCATTAATACACCAGATGGACATTCTTGAGAACATAAACCGGCAGATTGCATAGTATAACTATTATTTTCTTGTCCTGGTTTCTTAACCACTTTACCATCTTTAATTTCTGCAATACCGGCTACGACATTACAGTCATCATAACATAGACCTAAACTGGTACTATATTCACGTTTATTTGGTGGACAAACCATACTTGTACTACCAGCATGCCATCTTGGTCTTTGACAACCACCAATACCAATATTAGTAAAGTCAGATGGACAAGCTGTTGAACAGAACTCTAAATTATCTTTTCTACGTTCATAAGTCGTAGCTGTATTATTATATACATTACAATTATCATAACATAGAGCACCTATTAGTTCTCTACCTGGAGCACATTCTAAAGGTTTACTTGTAACATCTACTCGTGGTCTCTGACAACCACCAATACCAATATTAGTGAAACCAGATGGACAAGCAGTTGAACAGAACTCTAAATTATCATTACGACGTTCATAAGTTGTTGTTGCTGTATTATGAACTGCACAATTATCATAACATAGAGCACCACGCATTTCACGTCCGGGAGCACATATTAAAGGTGTACCTGCTCCACGTCCATAACTTGGTTTGGGATTTGTAGTTGGTACATAACTTGCTCTAGCTCGAGTTGTTGGAACATAACTACTTTTAGAACGTGTTGTTGGAACATAACTACCTTTAGCATAAGTGTGAACATCTCTTCTACAAAATAAACCATCATTGGTATATCCTGCAGCACACCCATCACATTCAGTATATACTTCTTTAATAGTATATGCACAGTCACTCCAGTAACTTGACTTTGCTCTTGCCGAACAACTATTACCCATAATATAATAATCTTATAATATAATTTTATACTAACAACACCAACAAAATAAACCATCATCTCGACATCCGTCACACCCTCTTAATAGTGATCCACCCTGACATTTATCTCTTGTTCCAGTGCGACATGACTTTGCATAAATATGTGTATCTCTAGTACACAAGGTACCATCATCTCTATACCCACTATTACAAGCTGCTGTACTCCAGCATACACCAGCTACATCTCTATATCCTGCTCGACAGTTTTCTCTAATTAAAGCACCTTGATCTGACCATCCACCAGGAGTATTTTCCCAACAAACTCCTGCTACATCTGTATATCCTGCTCTACATTTTTCTCTTAATAAAGCACCTACATCTACATGTGTTGACGGTGTATTTTCATAACATACACCTGCCACTTCGTAATATCCAGCTCTACATGTATCACGACAAAGAGCACCTACGTCGACTGTGTTTGCAGGACATGTTCCCCAACATACTGGTCCTACTCCAGTATATCCAGTATTACATTTATCATAACACAAGGCACCATTCTTTTCTTTATTAGTAGGACATGAATCAATTGGTTTAGCTGGACTATATTTAGTATCATGTTGGAGATGTGTTGTAGTTGTATTTCCTGGCCAAGTACTTGGTCTTTTATAACATCCATATGTACCATCCGTCTCCCAGTAACTACCATCTGTTCCATTAGCTGGACAATTTTGATAACATACTGCTCCACGTTTAGTATAACCACTTGGACATGAATCAATCGGTTTAGCTGGACTATATTTAGTATCATGTTGAAGATGTGTTGTAGTTGTATTACCAGGCCAAGTCTTAGGTCTTTTATAACAACCATGTGTACCATCTGATTCCCAGTAACTACCATCTGTTCCATTTGCTGGACAATTATTATAACATACTGCACCACGTTTAGTATAACCACTTGGACAATCAGTTAATGGTGTAGCCATAGGTGTAGTAACAATCCGTTTAGTTATACTAGTTAAAGTGTGACCCTGACCATTATTTTCCCATCCAGCATATTGTTTATAACATACTGTTTCACCATCAGATTTCCAAGTTGAAGAAACATTTTTATGAGGATCAGTTATAGCTCCTTCAGATTTATCACATGGTATATAACATAAAGCACCACCACCTTTTTCCATAATTAATTCACCTAATTTTGGACAATCTGATGTTTTCTTAAGACACATCTTATTGGCTGCAGTATTATATAGAGTTACAAATGGATATAATGGTAGTACAACATATGATAAAATAGTTAAAATTTTCATCATATCTTTGAACCAAGGAGGAGTATCATAATATAAATCAATTTCATCACCATTACATGGTAAGTATTGTGCAGGATCAAATATTTGTTTTAAACCACGTGTAACAGTTTCTCCAAAAATTAATTCACCTATGAACTGGAAATTACTTAAATAACAATCACCTCTAGTACCATCTTGTTTATAATCCAAACCCTTTTTCATACAATAAATATCTGTAATAATACATTCTTCCTTATCTCTATCATAAACAAGACCATTACTTTCACACAAGTTTCTTAAATGTTCTTGACCAGATATGTAACACTTTCCGTCACGATAAACAGTTGATATTTCATCTGGTTTTAATGGCCAACTATGATGTCCATAACATTCATCTCTACTTTTATAAGTACATTGACCTGTTGCCTCTATATATATACCATCATTATTATCACATAATTTTTTATTTAACATAGCTCCTCCTGTACCAGATTCTAAATAACTGACTATTTGATTGGCTTTAGTATTAATTAAATTTTCTAATTCTGATTCAATCATATTTTCTTTATCTGGTAAAGAATCAACATAATTTGTTATTTCTTTTGTTACATAATCTATAACTATCTTAGTAATATTAATAACTATAATACCTTCATCTTTTGTTTGATAATCTTTATAGTAAGCTATTCGTTCAGTTTTTTTATTAGTAATCTGTAATTCGGTTGTAGTTGGATTTTGTTCTATAAAAGTATCAATTTCTCCTTGGACTAAAGTATCAATTGTTTTATTAATTTCTTCAAGACTTAGATTTAATTTGTTTTTAGGACCTACTGTTGATGGAAATACTAATCCTTCTTTTTCATAGTTTTGTTTAATAGTATTATAAGTAACCCTTTTAAATTCATCATAAGCTTTTTGGAGAGTAATATCAGTGTAACCACCTGGATCTGCAATATCTAAACCTAAACTTAATAAATCAAATGCTAAAGTAGCCCATCCAACAGGACCCATTCCAAGTTTTGTTGACATTTTTAATCCAATTGCTGCTAATTTAGGACCTATTCGTGCCGCCAGTTTAACCCCAGTATTTACAGCTATTTTAGTTGTTGTTTTGACTGCTACATTAGTTGCTCTAGGTCCTAATTTTAATAAAACTGTTTTTAGAGCATTATCAATTGTTGTAGATAATTTTGGCAGTGTATTAGTTACAAAATTTTTAGCTTTTTGTGCAATTTCAACACTATATTTTGCAACTGTATCAGGTATATTAACTATACTAGTAACTAATCGTTTTGCTAATACTACTGCTTCATCTCCAAATTTACTCATTTTTGCAATTAAACTATCTCCATTTTTTTTTAATGCTTGAGCAAAAGTTTCTTTATAAGCTTTTTCATAAGCTTCCTTTGATGCTGCTTCAAAACCTTCTTTAGTTGCATTTTTTCCTAATCTTTCTACATATTCTTCACCTGCTTCTTTAGCAGCTTTTTCACCTGCTTCTTCAGCAGCTTCCTTAGCTTGCATTTCAATTACAGTTTGTACTGCTTTTTTCATCCATCCAGCATCAGCAATATCTGCTAATTTTCCAAGAATATATGATGCACCCAACTGACTAATTAACCATATTTGAAAGTTAACATCAGTAAACAAACGTTCCAAAAAGGTTTTACTTCCAAAATCAATATTTATAAAACAACATTCTTCGTTAGTACTTTTTATAATATCCCGATAATAACCACTCTGGCATGGTGGTTGACGATTTACTGGACATGTAAACACTGTTGATTCATAAGGGGGGATTACCGTTTCAGGTGCTTCTGATACTGGTGATCCTATAGGTTCTTTAAATATAGGTTGATCGCTTGATGTTTGATCACTTGATGGTTGATATATTATTGGATCTCCAATTGGTAATGTTGTTATTGGATTATCTATTATATCATCTTCATTTTGTTGAATTATGGGTTTATCTGGTGATGATACTTTTAATATATTATTTTGGGTATCTATATCATCCTTATAAGTAGAATAAGCTCTCATTACACCCAAACTAACCACTATGAATATAAATATAAATAAAATGAATGTTTTCATATATATATAGTATGTTTAAAAAATCTTTTAAATATGTACATGAAGACTTCGATATAGGTGAATCATTATCAAAGTTAGGTACTAATTTGGGTAATATTAAAGATAATATAAAAACTGGTCTTAAAGGAAGTCTTGAGACTACAGTTAGTACCTTAAAAGGACCAAGAGGATTACAAGGTGAACGTGGTATTCAAGGTGTTCAAGGTATACGTGGTGAGCGTGGTAATACTGGTAGTACCGGTAGTCAGGGTATGCAAGGGGTCCAGGGTTTAAGAGGTGTACCTGGTCCAATTGGAGGAGTTGGACCACGTGGTGAAAATGGAAGTAGTGGACCACAGGGTGAGCGTGGTTTGACTGGATTACAGGGGCAAAAAGGTGATACTGGAAGTCAAGGTAGTCAGGGTATTCAAGGGCCAATTGGTGAGCGTGGTGTAACTGGTCTACAGGGACTACCTGGAAAAGATGGTAAAGACGCAATTATACCTGTAGATATTTCATCTAATTCAATTAAAGCAAATAAAGTATGTATTAAATCATGGTGTTTTGAAGAGAAAGCTGATGGTAAACTTTACTTAAGTAAAGATGCTCGTACAGTTGTTAGATATGCAACAGTTAATAATCTATTTGTCACCTATGCTGGTCTAAATGAAAAAGGACCTTATTTTTCTGTTAATAATGATGGTAGTAGTTATACACATACAGGTCAAGATATTGCTACTTAAATAGTTTGATAAAGTAATTATTAGTATAGCTAATAAGATGACATATATATGAACATTTATTTGAGATCACCTAACGGCTCACCATCTTTATTTATAGATAATATTTTATATTATCTATAAATATTTCTCTTAGGTCACTTAAAGGGTTGTCAAACACAATGCAAGTAATGACAACTAATTACAAACAACTGTTTCTCCTAGGTTTAGGCTTGACTGGAGCAGTTTCTGGTGGTATAATTGTGTGTAAAATTCCAAATATTATAATTGCACAAATGCAGGAACAAACAAAAATCATACAGGAACAAACAAAACAATTACATGATCAAGAAACAACTAAACAGGTTCACATGCAGGAGCAAACTAAACAATTGAAGTTAAAACAAAAGTGGTTTTTTCAAAAGTAATAAAATATTGATAAAATTATTAATAGTAGAGTGGTTTTATTTAATAATTATTTTATATTAAATAATTATTAAAAGCTGTTTTATAAATCAAGCCATATAATTAAACTCACTTCTTTGAGTTTTGATACGAGGTATTACGTTAATAGCCATCAGTTGTTGTGTTAATAACTTGTATGCATATGGGATACATACACGAGACAAATCAGCTGTATTTTTACATCCATCGCATATATAAGCTGTTTTATTTAATTGTTTTCTTGCGATAAGACCGCATTTATTACATACATGCATAGTGTATAAGTCGGAACATTCCATAAAACGTTCTTTCAAAAATTGACTCATACCATGACCTATCATTGCATCACGTTCCATCTCCCCGAATCTTAGACCACCATCCCTAATTTTACCTTCAGGTGGTTGTTGTGTAAGTTGAGTTGTAGGTCCACGTGCTCTGACTTGGATCTTATCTTGGACCATATGTTTCAATCGAATATAATATGTTGGTCCAATAAAGATTTGTACCTTCATCTGTTTACCCGTAAATCCACAATATAATGTTTCATAACCAAAATCATCAAATCCATGTTTCTTTAATACCTCACGTGCCTCATCTATATCATAATTTTCAAAAGGTGTCCCATCTGCCATATGACCTTCTAATGCTGCTGCCTTACCTAAGACACTCTCGTATAATTGTCCTATTGTCATACGAGAAGGTATAGCATTACTTGATAATATGACATCAGGCTGAATTCCTGACTTTGTAAATGGCATATCTTCTGATGGTAAGGTAATACCAATTGTTCCTTTTTGCGATACTACCAGGGATATATTTTAAAATATACATCCCCCAGACAGTTCGAGAACACACCCTATTGCCTATTGAGTGTGAACCCTACGCTGTCTGCACGGTCTCCCGTGGGTCTAGACTATACCTTAAGCCAAGATGACAACCATCTCAGCCCACTTCCGTCTAGTCGTTGAACCTTCTCCATGCTCTTTTCAGAGTTTAGGAGCTTGGCTGCGGATTGTCCCTATCTTTGACCTTTTTACTATTCGGAATGTGATTAGCATTCCCCATTATAGTGTTTCCACTATAGTTTAGTAGTCAAAGCTTACTGTATCCTTTCGGATTACAAACAGGAGTTCCCCGCAATTTGAAAGTGTTGCCCGAATAGGTGCGGACTAGCCATGCTTTTGACATGACTACGGCAAAACCCCAAATTGGAGCTACCGTGACGAGAACATTGACCATTTAGAACTACCTTACCATTGTATCGCATAAAAAATACATGACTTGATACTTCTAAACAGTAAACTTTTCCTTCATATTTATCAACTGATATATGTTTTGGTGAAATTTTAGGTTGATTTTCATTATATCTTATAATTCCAATTCTATAGTGATCAGCTGATCTTATAGTGTTTATACCTTTAATTATAACTTTTTCTCCTTTTAAGTTTTTAACACGAATATTTGCTGATAAACCACAATGAGTAACGAGTCTTTGTACATCATCTGCAAGTTGTTTTGAAGATGTAAAAAATTCTTTCATATCAGATCTTTCATATCCATCGCCAAGTACTAATGAATCAAGTAGGATATTTGCATTTTCTTGATCAAGATCCCATACAAATTTAGGAAGATGTTTTGAGCAGGAAAATCCAAATTGATTCATATATTCATATAATTGATAATTTGTTATCACAAAGCGATAACTCTTTTGATCATGGTTAAATGGTATATTATATTTTATTAATATTTTTTCTAATGGTTCTTTAACACGATTTTTATGAATATAAATACGTACATATTTACGTGTGGGCTCGCAACATCCCTCTGTTATATATAATCCTAATAACATAAGCCAATCTTTCATTTCAAACCTTAAAGTTCCAATTTCAAAATAATCTTTCTTTTCATTATTATTTGTTGCATTTTTTAACATCCACATTGGTTCTTTAATTAATTGATTTACTTTAGTAAGTGCATATTTACCTTCTTTAGTTCGTGCATATACTTCATGATCAGCTGTAACTTTCATTTCAACTTGTGAATGATTAATTGTAAACATATCACCACTATAATCCCATTTATACACATCTATAGGATTTTCATATTTAATATATCCATCTTTTAAAGTTGCAATTTTATCCTCTTTTGTAAGCTCTTCAATAAACTTCCATCCTGTTGATGTTAAAGCTTCATGACCAGGAGCCATACAGAATTTATCCCCCACACGTGGAACACGTTCATTACGAATTCGCACATTATACATCTCATATCCATCTGCATTATAAATTCCAGTATATACCTTATCTACTACACCTTGGACTCCTGATCTAAATAATGTACTAGAGTCCTTATATATCTTCATATTATTAGTTGCTGATGGTTGAATCGGTGTTAACTTTCCTATTAATACATCATTTTCTTCTATTATTGTTTCCTCTGGTATGAAACCCTTTTCATTTAACTTTGAATAATTTCCATATTTGATTCCTGATACTCTGTTTACATCTGGCTTCATAAAAATCTCATCTTGACCTGTCGCCGGATTCTTCTGAATTACATCATGTTCCTTCTTGAAACTTGTCGCTCTGAATAAACCTCGCTCTATCGATGTCTTATTGAATATTAGTGAATCCTCTTGATTATATCCTGTATATGTCGCTATAGCTACTATGATATTTTCACCTGCTGGCAAGTTCTGAATACCTGTATATTTCGATGAACGTGTATGTACTAATGGTACCTGTGTATGATATAGTAGATATGTTAAATCCATTCTATGACGATAATTAGATGCATTAATACCCATACCATGTCTTGATTGTGCAAAGTTGAAGTAATTACGTGGTGATTGATTATGATCCGCAAATGGAATATTACTTGATACTGTTCCCATCATCATACTCGGATGAATCTCACAATGTGTAAATCGTCTATATACATGCTTATAACGATTTACTACATCACCATTTGCCGATGGATTATCTACTGTTTGATCCATCTTCTCTTTTTCCTTCTTCAAATCCTCCTGAGTCATACATATCATTAAATTCTCTGCCTCCTCAATGTCTACATATTCTAATACATCTGGATACTTCATTAAAAACTCATTCCAATTCTTTAATTTATCCAAGTTATTTATTATTTTATGATCTAACAATAATTCATTATCCTTCACTCGGAGTAATGGACGATATAAACGTCCTCCATCTGTATTAACTCGAACTTCCTTATTTCCATAATGATGTACTATCCCAACCATCTTATCTATGATATTATGTCGGCGCTTTTCTCTTAGAAATTCCGCTAACTCGACCGGATTTTCCGTCATACCTATCCATTCTCCATTTAATAATACCCTCGTTAGTCTCTTTAACTCGATAGGTGGAATATCAGTTAGTTTTAATACCTCAATTGGTGATTCATCCTCTATTAATCTTTTAATAATCTCGGGTTGATTCCTTAAATTGATTGTTATATTAGCCGTTAATGATAAATGTTTGGATAAACCTACCTTACTACCTTCTGGAGTTTCAATCGCATCAACAAATCCATACTGAATACTATTAACATGTCTCATTTGTTCCACCTTATTATTAGTTGTATCAATCAATACCATAATACGACGTAAACATGATATCATTTGTAGGAAAGTCATACGTTGAAGTAATTGAGCAACACCAGTTCTCTTTCCCCAAGAACCAGTTGATAGTGCTGAATTTAATCCTTGCTCAATTGTATTTATCTTAATTTGATTAATAACATTAATTGGATTGGCATCATCTGATAATCCACCCATCTTAGTCTTAAATTTCTTAGCACAATCGCCAATCATTTTCTTGTAAAATTCCTTAAATCGCTGTGCCATTAATACTCCTGGTAACTCTATACGTTTATTTGTGTAACTATCACGATCATCCGGATCTATACGTCCCAAAATACAACGCAACAACTTGTTACACATCATCCCAATATAATATGCCTTCTCAATAAAACCCTTACCCATATGCGGTAACAAGTCATTTTCCATATATCGTATATATTGTTCCCTTCTCTGAATATTTCTAGTTTCTACATCTACTTCACCATATATAGGTCTAGCTTTGAGTTTAGAAATGAGATAATTAATAGCATCTTCTTGAGAACGAATATTATGTGTTACTCCTTCATCATCCTTATATGTCTCTGCTTTACTAGCAAGTAAAGAAGGTTTCAATTGGTTAATCATATCAATATCAGTATCATCATAAACAATATAGTTAATAATATCACGATCTGATACTAAACCCAAAGCCCTAAAAAAGATAAATACTGGGATTTCGGAAAAGTGTAGCATTGTAAATACTAATGAACTATCCTTTTTCCTTTTAACAGATACAATCTGACTTTGTGCTACAACATTTTCTGTTAGTCGTGAATTAACACGAAGTGTATAGATAATATCATCTGGATAATTTGTGTCCTTCTGTGTAAAAATAATCATCTTATTATCACACTGTCTTTCAACTGAAAGAACTACCTTTTCACTTCCTTTAATAATGAAGTAACAACCAGGATCATATGGACACTCAGTATTGGGAACATCCGGACGCAAATTGGTAGAACAATATTTAGATCGTACCATAATAGGTATACGTGCAATAGGAATTCGGTCCTCAAACAGTACCTTTTCACTCTCTACCACTCCACTTGTCACATCAATAATTTCTTGTATTTGTTTTACATCAGCAATTAATTTACTAGTATAAGTTAAATGTCGTAAACGTGCATCCTCTGGGAAAATCATCTCATTTTCATTTCCATTATCATCTGAAGGAGGCTTTAATACTACATTGTCAAACTTGAAACGATATTTATATACCTTATTAGTTTTAGTATCAACTCTCATATGGATTATATTTGGATTATTCTGTAATTCCCATAATACACACTCTTCTATGAATTGATTGTATGAAGTATATTGTAATTGGTATAATACATACTTTTCCTTAAAATGTAAATCTAATAGTTTCCATACATCTACCTTATCTATTTTATCTGATATATTAGATACCTTATCTATTTTATCTGATATATTAGATACCTTATCTATTTTATCTATTTTATCGGTTTTATTTGATATATTAGATACCTGATCATTAGATGATTCTATACCAACGTCCTTAGAGCGTTTCTTTTTGGATGCTTGCGCCATCTATATTAATCTCTCAGATATAAAGTTAATAAATCTTTATATCAATTTATTTTAAAATGATACTTTGTATCATTTTAAAATAAAGAGAGGGACGAACAAAGTGAGGAGTTCAATTTATTATTTATTGATCAATGCTCAATAAATAATAAAGGGGGGCATATTTTCAAAGAAAATGTGTTCAATTTATTTTAAAATGATACAAAGTATCATTTTAAAATAAATTAGGTGAGACGTAAGTCGAGTTCAATTTATTATAAAGGTGATATATTGTCTATTTAATGGCTAAAATATATCAAGTCTAAAATAGGCTTATTAAGTAGACCAAGCTATGATTTCATAGAGTAAGCTATGAATTTATATAAAATAGAAGTAATATTATCTATAATATTAGTATATGAACGAAGAATATTACAAAGAATACCTTCAAAAGCTAACTGATATGATTGATGCAAAAAAATTAGATGGTTTTTGGGTAATGTGTGATAGAAGTGATTTTAAACCAATAAAAAAAAATAAAGTAGAAATTCGTAAGATGTTAAAAGAAAAGTCACAATATTATGCTGGTAAAAAAATAGCTTATGTTAATTTATATCCTAATTTAGATGCTATAAAAGATTCATCTGAAGATGCTTTTATAATGACAATATATATTTATGAAATTAATGATAAAGGTGAATTTGGTAAAACACAATTTGATACTTGGGGATTAAAAATTAGATACAAGTTAAGTGATTTTTCTATTAGAAAATTTAAAATGAAAGACGTTGAAAAATTAATGAGATTATGTGCTGATGAAATTATTACTACTGAAATTCTTAATGGATCTAGTTTTAAAAACTTTATGAAAAAACTAGATAAATTAAAAATTAATTTGGATGATTAAAGGTCTTCAAAATCATCTAGTTTTTCTGATTCATCTTCATCCTCATCATCTGAGTCATCTTCATCTGATTTTTCTGAATGATTATTTTTATCTATATCTTTCTTAGTAACTTTATTTTCATTCATTATAAGTTCATTAAAAAGTTTATAACCAAAATAATCATTATCCTCATTATTCTTTAAATTTTCTTCAAATAAAACACAATATAAATAATCTGGTCTAGTAATTTGTGCTGTTGGTGGCATCAAATACCTAACAATAATATCAATCTGTTGTGAAGGTATTCCACATGATTTAGCACGTCCTCTTAACTCTGCCATTGTAACCTTATCATTTTCATCCCCAGTATAATATAGTTTAAACTCGGAATAATTAATAACAATTTCCTTTTTACAATACTTTTGAAGTATTACTATTTTTGGTTTATTAAGATGATGTATTAATGTTTCATTATATTGATTACATATTGTAATATCCTTTTTAATAGATCTTGTTAAATGATTAGTATCTCTAGTCAATTTATCTAATTTTTTTTGGACTTCATTTATTGTTTCACATATTGGTATTACTATATCTTTATACTTTGATTTTTTCATTTCTAATACTTTTTTAATATTATCATTATCTTTAATTTTATTCATATTATCTTTCAATTCAATTATACCACTAGTTATACTTTCTTTATATAGATCATGTAATTTATTACCAGTATCAGATACTATTTGAAATCCTTGGATTAACTTAATTGTATTAGTCTTTAATTGTTTATTTTCTTCATTAACAATATTATTTTTTGATATTAATTCATCTATTTGACTCATCATACGTGTACATTCTAAATTTAATTTATACTCATTTGATTGTTTAAATCCTTCCATAATAATACTTTCACGATGGTGATGATGTTTTCTAATTTTATTAATGATTACCTTGTAAAATACATCAGCATAGTTAAGATATTCTTGTAATATAATACTTAATTTTGGATTAATTAATGATAAATCTAATTTTGTAAAGACATACATAAGACCATAGGAATTAATATATATATTATTGTTTTTACAACGATGAATTTTATGATCCATTATTACTTGTTTAAAATTATTAATATTATTAGTGTTTCTTATTTCTAACATTTTACATATTGTTTCAATAGGGATTATATAATCATCTCCAGCTTCATCTTTTTCTAATATTTTTGCAGTTTCATCTATAATCTTAAAAATAGTAAGTATAGTACTTCTATCCTTTCCTTCAATATTATCTATAATACCTTCTATTGTTTCCTTTTTTCTTTTTGTCATAGTTTGTAACTTGATATAATATTTTTGTAAATTTATATCTTTTGATGTATCAAAATTATTTTCGAATTTGATACATTTTTCTAGAAATACAAGTTCTTGTTTAAACTTATTAATAAACATACTAATAACCTTTTGATTAACATAGTCATCACTATTAGTTAAAAGGGAACCTTCAATCTTATCTTTTAACATATTAAAAAATTCGTTATAGTATCCAAAACTGCACTTTTTTTCATCATATTGTTTGAAGTAAATTATATCATAACCATATTTGTAAGCAACATGTTTCTTCTCAATATCATTCTGATTTTCCTCATGTGCACGTGCATCTTCTTGACATTCAAAGATTAGTTTAACATCTTCACAGCATGCATCAAAATAAAAATTATCTAGCTTCTTTTGACATATTACTCTTAATTTGTAATCACTCCATACTTTATGAATTATTTTCTCCATAGTATGTTCTTCCCATCTTTCTGGGCATACTGACTTGTATAACTTGGAATTTATATCAAGTTCAAACCATTTTGGAAATCCAAACTCATCTCGTGGAATGTTTAACATTGCAATTGTATATTTTAATAGTGCAGCATACTCGCTTATTGTACCTTTTGACTTTGCAAACCATAATAAGAAAGTAACTAATTTATCCGGTGTTATTGTACTTTTCTTCCAATTACATTCTGCATATCTATTTAACATTCCATTTTTTAGATAATCTAATAGATGTTGTACCTTGAACTTTATCTTATTACCTCTATTTGGATCTGGATAGCTAATAATCTCATTTTTTTCATCCTGGAATATCTTGATTAATCTTTCTGTATATACGATAGTTTGTTCTATAGATATACTCATTGTGAAATTTATATGTAATTTATCAAGGCCATATAACGTTTCTTTTATCAATTTATTATTTGTTAAGTTAACTTGACAAATAATAAGGGGACTATAAGTATAATATCTTTTAATCCTTTTTAAGAGTATTAAGAAGATGCTTTATACGATCATCTAAATTCATACTTGATAATTTTTCTTTTATTTTATCATTATTTACTATAATGTTATCTATTTGTCCTACCAATGTTTGAATTGTCTTATTTTCCTTAACCATAGTCATTTGTTCAGGAGGGATAGTTTTAAACATATCATAGGGCATATTATCAAGTCTATTAAGTAAGAAGTTCATTTTAGGATCTGCTTTTTTACCTATGATTATTTCCTGTAACATATTAGATGTCTCTTGAATGTTACTATTAATATTTCTTATAAATGTTATCTTCGTTTTAACATAATTATATCCATGACATACTTTTATAATATATTTTGGGATTACATGTAATTCCCATTTATCTTTTTCATTTAGTGATAATTTTGATTCCCATCTTATCGCTAATCCTCCAACTACTACTAATGGAATATACCAATAAAAAGCATTATATAATAAATAAACCAAACTACTGATTATTATGATATCCATTATTATTTACTTTATAGCACTAACCTTTAAATTATTGATATTTTATATATCTTGAATATTCTGAATTATTAAAGTATTTAACAATAAACATGTCATATATCAAGTCCATTAAAGAGTCTATTGATGTTTCTTGGTTACCATTTTTTAATGAAAATATAAGTTTATTAACTAGTATTTTAAACCAAATTAAAGACGTTAAAGATGTTATTCCATCAAAAGATAATATATTTAAAGTTTTTAAGATGCCTTTAGAAAATATTAAAGTTGTAATTTTAGGTCAGGATCCATATCCAGATCCCAAGAATGCTATGGGATTGGCTTTTTCAGTACCAAAAGGAGTTGCAGTTCCAGGCTCATTATTGAATATGTATACTGAATTAAATAATTGCTACCCTAGTAACCCTAATAATTATAATGTTGGTCATGGTGATTTAACTAGATGGTTTACTGAGGAAGGTATCTTTCTCTATAATTCAGCTCTAACTACTATTGCTTGGAAATCTGCTTCTCATATGCAATTATGGAGTAATTTTAGCAACTTGGTTATTGAATATATATCTCAAAATCCCAAGATTGTATTTCTACTTCTTGGTAATAAAGCTATCGAAAAATCCAGTTTTATTAAACATAAAAATATGATTGTTAAAGCGGTTCATCCATCTCCCTTAAGCGCTCATCGTGGTTTTATCGGTTCAAAAGTATTTCTTAAAATTGATCAACTATTGGATAAACCTATTAATTGGATGCCATAATTATTTTTTTATTTTATAAAACTATTTAAAGAAAAAAATTGATATTAAACTTATATAAAGACAGATTGTTGACTCCATCGTATAGTAAAACTATGAGTAACGACAGTGATGTATTAACAGCATGGGAAATTCTTACAGAGCTACAAAAAGAGGATAATGAGAAAAATGAGGTTCAAGGACCAGTTAAAACTAAATCTACTGTATTTATTTGCGTAGGATGTAAATCAAGTAATATGATTGATGATTATAGTTCTGGTTATAAAGTATGTGGTGACTGTGGAGAAATATCTGATAATATCTATGATAGAGGTCCTGAATGGTCACAGTTTGATGAAGGTAAAGGATGTGGTAGTATGCGCTGCGGTGGTCCTACCAATCCATATCTTCCTATTGCTTCTTTAGGAACTACAATAATGGCTTGTGCAACTAGTAAAATTAAGAAACTTCATAATTGGGGTCAAATGCCATATGATGAACGTGCTTTAAAAGAAGTTTTAGATATGATTGAAGATGTATGTAAAAAGAATAATGTTGTCAAGGCAGTAAGTGATTGTGCCCAAGTATTATTTGCAAAGCTTTATAAGATTAAACATCCTGATGGTAAAAATAAAGGTAAAAAAATTATATTTCGAGGTAAGAATCGATTGAGTATTATTGCAATTTGTATCTATTATGGTGCTGTTATCCAAAAACAAACACACACTACTAAAACTATTGCTAAATATTTCAATTTGAAAGAAAGTAAATTATCAGATGGTCGTAAGGATTTTCTTGAATATATGAAAAATGATAATATCATTAAGAATATTATTCCTCCTGATCCAACTTATTTCATCAAAAACTTTTGCAATAAAAAACTTCCAAAAGAATATATTCCAATTGCAGTTGAATTAGCTGATAATGTTACAAAGCTTGATTTAGCTTCAAATCATCAACCTAATTCAATTGCAGCTGCATGTATCTATCTATTAGTTAAACATTGTAATATTACCTTTAGTAAGAAAGATATTATAAGTCATTTTGGAATATCAGAACCTACACTTAATAAAACAGTAAATAAATTGGAGAAGTGGGATAAAGTATTATTTGATTCTGCTATAGCTGATAAATTAGCTGTTATTTTTAATAAAACAGAAGATACTGATAATGATATTAATCTTCAATTGGCTCAACTTAATATTAATGTTATTACTAAAGAACCAAAAGTTAAACGTCCTAAAAGTCGTAAACAGATCGATGTATGATTTTTTTTTATCTTGTCATTCTATAATGGAACCTGAAACTATTATAGATTGGGGTATTCATGTATTTCGTCGTGATTTACGATTAGACGATAATCATGGATTAATCAAATTATGTAAAACTTCTAAAAATATTATCCCTGTGTTTTTTTTAGATAAACATCAAATTAAGATCGATGAGCATAATAAATATTATTATTCTTCTAATGCTGTACAATTTATGTGTGAATCTCTTATGGATTTAGATAGACAACTTAGAAAGTATAATTCTAAATTATTTTTATTTTATGGTGAACCAGGTAGATTATTAGCTAAATTAATAAAACAATTAGATGGTAATGTAATGGTTAGTTGGAATGCTGACTATTCTAAATATGCTCTTAAACGAGATTTAGAAATGAGAGAAATATGTGTTCACTATAAGGCTTCTATTTTAGAAACTCATACTGATTATACTCTTGTTCCTTTTGATAAACTAATTAAAAGTGATGGTAATGCCTTTAAACAATATGGTGCTTTCTTTAAAAATGCTATTAAAACATCCCCTACTAAGTCCTCTAAAAATAGATTTTCTAACTATATATCATCCCATCGTAAATTTACTCATGAATTTGATAATGATTTATCACAATTCTATAAACCTAATAATTTATTAGCACAGATAGGTGGAAGAGCCAATACATTAGCTCAATTAAAGAAAGCAAAGGATCAAACAAAATATAATGATATGAGAGATAGATTAGATTATAATACGACAAATATATCAGCTGGATTGAACTTTGGTTGTGTTAGTATTAGAGAAGTATACGAATATTTCGAGAAACATTTAGGTAAAAATACAACATTAATAAAACAATTATATTGGAGAGACTTTTATCTAACTGCTGTTAAATATATCCCATTTGCCAATGATATGAGACGACATATCGATGAACGTTATGAAAAAATAAAATGGATAAATAATAAAGTAGATTGGAAAAAAATAATAGAAGGTAAAACTGGATTTTTATTAATTGATGCTGCTATGAATCAAATGAAAATAACTGGATTTATGCATAATAGAGCTCGTATGTTAGTTGTGATGATGTGGTGTAAATATTTATTAATACATCCATTCCATCCTAAATATGGTAGTCAAGTATCATATTCCTGTTTTTTAGTAGATGCTATTGGTCCATCTCAAAACCAAATGAATCATCGTTGGTGTACTGAATTTGATTTCCCTGGTAAAAAATACTCTGCTTCAGGTGCTCCACTCTCCGGTCGTCCTATGAATATCTCTAATAAAATGATCGCTAAATGGGATCCTGATTGTATTTATATAAAAAAATGGTTACCACATTTAAAATTTATATCTAATAAAGATTTAATAAAATGGAATATTGATATTGCAAAAGAACATAATAATATTCATCCACCTCCAATGTTTGATCATAGAGAAAAGTATAAGGAATGGATAAATGCATGTAAAGGAATTAAGTAATATTTATAAACTAGCAATTATTACATCCATATCATGAATAATTTTTTCAACCTCCTTATGAAACTGTACATCTGGCATTTTATCTCGTATTGCTTTAATACATAAATCACGCATTTGCTCTCTGTATATAATTATAGCATTTAAAATGAACTGAGAAAGCATACTATGATACTATGATGTTAATAAATTGATAATATTTTATATTAGTAATGCAAGATATTATCAATTATTTTTAATTCATAATATTAATATAAGCAGATACAATATGACTGAAAACTATTTAATTGTACAATGTCCACATTGTGAAAATGATATATTTATAATGAGAAGTGAAATTAACTGTGCTATATTTAGACATGCAGTATTAAAGAGTAATAATCAACAAATTAATCCTCATGCTCCTAAAGAAGAATGTGAACATTTAATTAATAATAATATGATTTATGGTTGTGGGAAACCATTTAAAATTATTAATGATAAAGCTATAATATGTGACTATATATAGATAAATTGATAAAGCATATACTATATGATTTATCAAATATATAAAATCGAATGAATCCAGATGTCTTTGAAACTATTCATGTCCATCATATTTATGATACTATATATAAAAGGTTTAATGAAACACGTTATAGTCCATGGAAAGCGGTCGATAACTTTATCTCTATGATTGAATCTAATTCAATAGTATTAGATATTGGTTGTGGTAATGGTAAATATAGTAATTTATTAAAACAGAGTTATTACATTGGTATAGATATGTCATCAATGTTAATAGATATTACAAAAAATCATGGAGTAGATGCATTGATAGGTAATGCATTATATTTACCTTTTAGGAGCAATAGTATTGATTATATTCTATGTATTGCTATGTTACATCATCTATCTACAAAAGAGAGACGGTTTCAATGTATTAAAGAGATTATTAGGGTATTAAAAAGTGGTGGTCAGTGTATAATTACAGTATGGGCTTTAGAATTAACAGATGAAAGAAAAAATAAATGGATAAAAATAAATGAATCAGGAGATTATTTTGTTCAATGGCATCATACAAGTATTTTAAATAGATATTATCATTTTTTTTCAAAAGAAGAAATAGAAGAAATAATCGATGTTTTTAAAGATGATATAATTGGGAATTACTTTTATGATAAAGATAATTGGAATATTTTATTTTATAAACGCTAAGCAAACTTATTAGCATAGTATCTTATAGTATAAAACATATTATCATATATTGATTCATTTGTTATTTTATTAATTTTTTTATAAGCATTATTTACAATATTATCATATTCTTTTTGATGTGATTGAAAATGATTATATATATTTATTAATTGTTCTTTAATTTTACTATATTCAATTTTATTTTTTGTATCATCATTTTCATACCAATTATAGTATATATTTATAAAGTCTTTATTAGGTTCAAATAATCTATCATAAAATGTACGCCATTCGCGATTATTATTATTTTTATAATGTTGTATAACATCAATATTTATAACTAAAGATTTCATTAAGAATAGGTATTTTAGTCGGTATGACCATGGTTGGTGTCCTGGTAAGTTTAATAAGTATTTATATTTACATAAGTTATACAATGGTATGAATGTCTTATTTATGATTACTTTTACAGGTATATCAAAATAATCATTACTTAATTGCTTTCTAATATTATGTTTATCAGCACCAGTATTAGCTCCTTTAAAATATATTATATTTTCTTTAGATGAAGTGCATTTTTTTTTAATTTCTTTTTTAAGATCATCCCAATTAGTACATTTTTTTATTAATTTTTGACATTGATATGTATTATCTGGTATTAGAATACCATTTTTATCTAATGGTTTTGCAAAACAAAAGAATGGTAAGTATTGATATTCGAATGGATAAACATCTGAAACATAAATATACATTATAGTATCTTTTACATATTTTCCTTTTTCTTTACCAAAATCTAGTGACTTGGTAATAAGATTAATAATATCTATAATACGTTCACTATCATTATGATATTCAGTTGTTATAATAGATGTATCTTTAATAATAATTTTAATCATATTATGTTTATACTTGCTATTTGTATGAAAAATATCATTCATATCATTTATAATTGATGTATTATATTGAAAAGTGTTAATATCATTATGTATAGCTTTTATTAGTTCTTCTTTCATGATAATTTTAGAGGATATATTTTTTATTTATTAATAAGAGCTAATTTAACTGCTTCATCAAGGGTTGCAACAAAGGTATATTTAAAGTCTTCATCAAATAGTTCGTTATGTTTTATCAATATATCTTCCATATCAATTTGGTTTTCTTTACTAATAAGAATATGGGTTATTCCCGCACTTTTAGCTCCAATTATTTTATACACTAAACCACCTATCTTTGTAATATTTCCATTTAAATCTATCTCTCCTGTTATACCTATAGTACGCTTAATAGGATGGTTTAAAAGACGTGATATAAATGCTAAGGCAAATGCACAGCCTGCACTTGGTCCATCTTTGGGTGTTGATGTTGATGGTGTATGCACATGAAAACCATAAGAAAATTGTTCTCGGAGAGTGCGTGGTACATCTATTTGTGTCGAAAGATAACGCATAGCGCAGGTAAATGCACATTCTACACTTTCTTTCATCACTGTTCCTTGCGAACCTGTTAAGCGGAAACATGCTCCTTTTTTCCCATCATGGAGATAATTTGTATTCACTTGAATTGGTAATATACCTCCATTTCCATTATTTGTTGCATATAATCCATTTATAATACCAACTTCATCCTTATCATGTATCTTTTCTTGCTCATTAAAACATTTATCATCAATTAAATTAATTATTTCTTCACGTGATAATTTTATATTTTTATCATATTCAGTACCCATTACTATCTCCTTATTTATTTTTAACATTATGTCTTCTATTCTACGTTTTAAATTACGTACACCTCCTTCATTAGTATACTGTTTAATGATATATTTGATATCTTCATCTTTGATCTCTATATCATGATTCAATCCTATATTCTTACTCAATTCCGGTATTATAAAGTTCTTTGATATATTTATTTTATCTTTTATCGTATAAGGTTCCACATTAATTTCATTAAATCGATCTAATAATATTGGATCTATTTTTTTACGATTATTATAAGAAGCGACAATAATTAATCTTTCTAATGGGAAGTCTACACCATCAAAGAAACGGTCTTGGAAAGCATGATTTGAATTAGGATCTGTTAAATGTATTAATATACTTGTAATCTCATTAATATCTCCATGTTTCTTTGCACACTTATCTAATTCATCTAAAAATAAAATACATCTACTAGTTCCAGCTTCAGCTATTTTTTTTACAATTATACCTGGTTGAGCACATGTATATGTATAACTATGACCATGTAATAAACTACCATCATTCTGTCCTCCTAATGTTAATTGAATAAATGGTATCCCTAATGCTTCACTTAGACTTTTTACTAATAACGTTTTTCCTACTCCTGGTGGTCCGCATAATCCTATAGAACACCCCGTTGTTTGAGGATTCGAAAGCCATTTTGCTACTTGGAGAATTAATTTATTTTTAATCTTATCATGTCCATAAGTCAATTGTTTTAATTTATTAGATACATCATTTAATAACTCACTCTTATTATTAACCTCATCATATATTTCATTCCATGGATAATTAATTAATGTTTTTACATAGACTAATTGTTTATGATTTTCACCATTATTCTTATCATTTAATCGCTCCATTATTAATGTTTTAATATTTATTGGTATATTCTTCACATGAACACATGAACGTAACACCTCTAATGGATTTACATTTGATAATGTTATATTTGGTTTTACTTTTGATGCTTGTAATAATATCTTTTTTAACTTGAATGGCATACAATCTAATATCTTCTCCGATATCAAATAATTATTAATCTTCTTACCTCTTAATTTTTTGAATAACGCAACCGCTAATTTAATATGTTCATCATTTCCAACCATTAATACTCTGATTGCATAGTATAACTTATGTATATCATTATAACACTCTAATACCAGTTTTTCATAATTTAGTTTGATTAATCTCTGAAATAACTTGTTCTGTTCCTCTACATATTGCTTCCATTCTTCCATACTATATATTAAATGTTCTATTCTATGAGCATAGTAAGTATATTTATCATAAAATATATGGGATTCAAGTTTATGTAGCTTTATTATATCCTTAAAATATCCATCAATACAAATTTTATTATTATTATATATAAAAGTAATACGACAAATTGGTAGCAATGACGTTTTTGTTTGAATGAAAGATATTAAAGTATCATTTTTAGATATATCTGTTGATTCTGTTATTACTTTAAAAGGTATCAAATTATAATATTCTTGAGGTAAAGTAAGAGATATAAAAAAGAATTTAAGAATATAATCTATAGTAGGTAAGCCTACTTTTTGTGCGATATATTTAATAAAATTGCGAGGTTTATATAGTTCATATAACATTTCAATTTTAGAATCATCAGTATCAAGTATAATATTTTGTATATCTGGGTGTAATTTCAGATGTTCATTAAGATTATAACATATTGATAATGCTGTAATATAATGATCATCATCTAAAAAATGATCATATCGTAAACGATTAATATGTCGTTCTAAAGGTATTATTGTTTTATAAATGCAATATTCAAAGTATTTTTCTAACTTCATATTATACAATCAATTGATAAAAAAATATATGGAACGGACTTATTTCTGTAATTTTGGTACCCAATGTATTGTCCTTCCACCCATTTTCTCCGTAATTACTTCATTACCATAAGAATCTATTTTTTGTTGATAAACAAAGAAATCTTTTTCTGGTTTAATATTCAATTGATATTCCAATTTACTATTATTCATTGATGGATACCTCTTACTTTTCTTTTTAATAGTATGATATCTTGCAAGATTGTATGCTGCATTATATAATCTTGTTTTATCCTCTTGATTTAATGAACTATAAATACGATGAGGTGATATTTTAGCATACCATAATATCTCAGCACGTAAATAATTTCCCATTCCTGATATTAGTTTTTGATCTACTAGTAAATCAGCTATCTTTTTACTTTTTTTCTTATCAATTCTACTATAAAATATATCCTCATTTATATTATCATTTAATATATCTGGTCCTAATGCATTCCATTTCTTTTCTAATTGTTCCCTTTCACGTATAATTTGAAATGTTCCAAAATTACGATAATCATTATAAAATATAGAACCATTTGATGTTTTAAATTCAATTCTATTATGTTTATCATCAGTATAATCATATCTGGTTTCATTACTTAATCCATTATGATTCCATGTACCAGACATTCCATGAGTAATTGATAGATAAAAACCATTACTTAATTCTATGAAAAGATACTTTCCTTTTGTTCCAATATCAACAACCTTTACAGGAAACTTGATTTTATCCAAATCTGTAATTGGTTTTTTAGTATATCTTCCAGATAATACCCTAATATCAATAAGGTTGTTGTTATAAAAGTAATCTGCAATAATACATGCATATCGATGTATTTCAGGTCCTTCTGGCATTATATTTGTTAAATATGTTATATTTGTTATATATGTTATATTTCTTTCTATGGTTTTTATAAAGCTCCAAATATAAATATTATATTGTTAGATAGTGCTAAATATAACTATAAAATATATAGGAAAATTTAAATTTTAGGGATATTTTTTGGGTTTAGCCACCAAAAAAATATTTAGGTGTCAATGCGTTTAAAACTACTTAAATATAATTATATATAAGAGTATATATTAGATAATGTCAACTAAGACTGCAACTAAAAAGATGGTAGCTGATACCAAGCCCAAAGCTAAGGCTGAAAAGGTAGAGAAGGTAGAAAAGGTAGAGAAAGTAGCCAAGGTAGAGAAGGCTGAAGTAGAGGGTGATATTAAAAAGAAGAACCGTTCTTTCAAGGTGAAGCTTTCTGAGGATAGTGAGCTATACGGTCGTTACAACGGTGATTCACCTTACCAAGCTGCCAACAAGGCTCTATCTGAGATTATCCGTAACAAGGTTAAGGCCAATGACAAGGTTGATGCTGATATTTCTTTCTTCCTAGTTGAATCAACTAAGGGCTCTGCTAAGAAGATGCATCAATATGTTGGCAAGCGTGTACAACTTGATAACCCCGTCAAGTACAAAGTTGGTAACCAAGAAATTATTAAAAACTTCAAGAACATCCTCAAGAAGGTTAAGCGTGCAGAGGGTGAGAAGCCTGCCGCCCCTAAGAAGGCTGTTGCAGGTGGTCAAGGAAAGAAGGTAGCAGTTCAAGGAAAAAAGGTAGCAGTAGCTGGAAAGAAGGCTGCTACAAAGAAGGTGGCGGCTGTAGCTAAAAAGGTAGCTGCTCCAGTTAAAAAAGTAAAGGCAACTGCTTAAAAAAATATAAAAAAAACTTTTAATTTGATAATTTTATAAAAAACTATCAAATGAATAAAATATTGATAAAATATTTATTAGAGATTAGTAATATTAACCATATATTAACTAATCAAAATGATTGACTTAATATGTTATGAAACATTGGATGATGAACCTTTCACATTCAAAAGTTCAAAAAGTAACGAGTCAGGTAATGGTTTAAAACGATTAAAAGTAACTATGGAAAAAAACTATTTTAAGGAAAATATAACTAATGGTTGTGCTGTAATACTTATTATTTACCTTGCTATTAAATCATATAAAAATGATCTTAATCTCATGTATAAACAATTAAAGGCTTATATTATTCTACGGCTGTATCGTATTGCTTAATTTATCATTTAATTCATCACCTAATTCATCACCTGTTTCCTCCTTTTTATATCCCATTAATGTACAGTCTGATATTATATATATTTCATATTCATTATTTATGATTCTTATCCATTTTTCCATTTTATCTATAATATATCTTATATCCATAATTTTAACTTCGGTATCTAATTCTAAAATATTATTCCATTTATTTAGGGATAATCTATATTCTTTTTCATGTGATTTCAATAAGGAAACAGTATGAATAACTGGTTCTAATAATTCATTAAAAATTTTTTCTTTAATGGTATCATCTAAATCTAATACACAATTATCAAATACTTGGAAATTAACTTTTTCCATTAATGTATATAATTTATATGTCACTGTATGAACCTTATGATATAACATTTCTAATTCAGTATTTACTTTTGATTTTATAACTTGGATCATATCTTCATCTAAATTATCACGTTTTATATGAAGGGCTTTTTCATTATTACCTCGTTTTTCTCTAGCATGTACCGTAATAATACCATTAACATCAACCTTAATAGTTACATAAATAACAGGTTCACCTTTTTGAAGTAAAGGTATTTCATCCAAAGTAAATGAACCTATTAAAGTATTATTTTCTAGAAATTTACTTTCACCTTGATATACATCTATTATGACAAACTCTTGATTATCATCTGTTGTACTGTACATTTTTGTTTTACATATTGGTATTGTTGTATTTCGTGGTATAACTATATTCATTAAACCTAATGCATTTACACCTATAGATAATGGTAATCGATCTACTAAAACAATACTTCTATGATTAGCAATATGATCACAATGTAGAGCTGCGCCCATAGATACTGCTTTTTCTTCAAAATCATTAATCATAACTATTGGGAAAATATTCAAATGATTTTTTACTAATTTTTTCAACCATTCTAATTTACTACTTCCACCTATTAATATAACTTCATCAATATCTGTTTTTGAAACTTCTATAACTTTATCTATACATTCACGAATTCGATTACCAAAAGATTTTTCTAATATATCAAAATCATATTGACCCTTAATCTTCATTTCCTCAGCCTCTTCAAACGATATTTTATAATGATCTCCTATTATACGTGTAATATCAATTCCACCTAAATTATTATCACCATATATTCCACATACTTCACAAAATACTTCTATACCAGTTTTTTCAACATCAATTATTGATAAGTCTAATGTACCTGCTCCAAAATCTATAACTAATACTTTAAGATTATCAAATATCTTATTATTTAGATATGCTATACATGCACTACTTGGTTCATTTAATAATTTTAAACATTTAATACCAACTATTTGTATAGAAGTCCAAAGAATTTTACGTTGTTCTTCAGTAAAAAATGCAGGGACGGTTATAACACTTTGCCAATCAGTAGTTTGAAGATATTCAGATATAATAAATGATAATTTTCTTATCATGGTTGATAAAATATCCTCTAATGAAAAGTTTACACCATTAACAATAATATACAAACTATGATTATGATCTAATAATGGTAATTTGAAGAAACGTTGTAATTCTGGTTCTATTGATCGATGACCAATTAATCTCTTAAAATTAGTTATCTTCGGTGTATCATCATAAAATAATGCTTCACTACCTGCTATTAACATATTATCATAAACAGTAAGAATTGAAGGGATAGTAAAATAATTGTTGATGTTATTTGGAATTATATTTACTATTCCTTCTTCTTTTACATAACTTAAACAACATGTACTTGTCCCAAAATCAATTCCTACATTGATTGTCATTATTTCTCTTATTAAATTTATTTAATAAGAAAAACGAATTTATCTAGTATCATAAAGAATTTGAAAAATGTTCTATTAATAATACATTTTTCTTAGGCTTTTCCTCTTCTGTCATTTTACTCAAACATAAATCATTATAAACATCCTCTAATAAAGATACAACTATATCTAAATTTTTAATTCCTTTCTTTAATTCAATCATTGTCTTATCTATTATCATACCCTCTTCAATACTATCTATATCACCCTTCATTAAATTTTGTAATGATTTTATACTTTCTTTATATAATAATTGACGTCTTTTCTTACAATCATTAATTAATTTTGAATTTGATTTTAGTATCCATTCTCCATTTTCCTCAAAAAATATACATATATTTTGTTGATAACAAATCATCATAAACATTTCAAAAGTTTTATTTGATTTCATTGCCTTCTTTAATTTATCCATATTTATATTTGTTATAGGTATAATTTTAGTAATACTTTTGATTTTATCTGTGCTCATTTATTTATTAACTCTAAATGTTTTTGTAATATTTCCGTAATAAATGCAAAATTTATATCTTTATTTTCTATATTTATTGGAATCTCATCTATAATCATATTAAGATATACAATATATGGCATTAACAAATTTATTATATATGCAGACTTTTGTTTCATTTTAATATATAGATCTCTATCTTTTCCCACATCATTAATAGTCTCGATAGTATTTTGTAAATACTTTTTAGTATTATTTATTTCATGATTAATTAAATTGTCATCTGTCTTAATATCACAATTAGTTATACACTCTTTAAGTAAATCTCTAATATCCATTGTACTTCCATATGACATTATATTGAGCTTTCTTTTAAATTGTTATAATAACTGTTGTAGGTCATCTAATAGGCGATTATATGTTTCTTTTTCTTTTAATAATCTATCATTATCTTGAATAATAATCTTCTTCAAACCACCAAAATCATTACTTGTATTTTCAGTATCTTGTACTTCGAGTGGATCTAACTTTGCATGGTTTTTCCTTTTAATAAATTTCTTTTCCTTAGCTCTCTTATTTAATTCATCATCAAAACGTGATTTAACTTCCTCTTCAGATGGTTTATCTATAATAACTTCCTCACCTGCTGTAATACCCTTCCAAACTACTTTACTTGGATCAAATTTTGTTGGTAGTGATTTTAATTTTTCTTCATAATTAATTAGGACATCAGGATTAAATTTTTCTTCAGCTTGATCCATAGTTATATAATGCATTTAGACAGTTAACTTCTTAAGTATTATCATAGAATCATAGAATTATATTATGGAACATACTAATTTTTATGAAATTTTAGAAATAAAAAAAACAGCATCTAACAATGAAATTAAGAAAGCATATAAGAGATTAGCTTTAAAATATCATCCTGATAAAACTCATAATACAGATACATGTCAAGATTTTCATCTTGTTCAAATGGCTTATGAAATATTAATTGATGATGTCAAACGAAAACAATATGATGAATTAACATGTAGTAAAAAAATTAATATAATTCAATGTATTAAAACTTTAATTAATGATCTTGTTAAACAAAAAGATATATCAGAAATTATATTAGATGAACAGTTAAGAGGATTTGTTATTCGTGGTGAATACAAATATATTAAAGACTATATCATTCAGAAAATAAATCAACACTATAACAATTATCTTTATGATAATGATATATTTATCTCATCTAAATCTTCAAATATTAAAAATAGTTCATCTATTAAACAATACCATATTTTAGAAAATGCAAGCGAATATGAATCATCATTTGATCTCACACCAACACATACTTCAGAACGTCTTTTAACTCTATCAGTTCATACTACATTAGAAGAAATTTGGATGAATAAAGTAAAGGAGATAACAGTTATGAGACATTCATATAATTGTATAAAAACAGAGGAACATAAGTTATGTATACCTATTCAAGATGATAAATTAGTATTGTATAAAGAGGGTGATGAATATATGGATAAAGATGGTAATATACGTCGTTCAGATATTATTATTAAAGTTAAATGTAAGAAACATCATTTTATTGAACGAGTAAATGAATATGATTTATTAATTTATTTACCAGTAACTTTATATGAATTATTCAATGGTTTTAATAAAACTTTTAAATTTTTTGATGGTAAAAATGTTACTATTAAATCATCAAATCCTTTAAAAGAATATAAATTTGATGGAGAACGGATGATAATAGAGATAATTAATTATGGGTTAACATCAGGAGATAAAACAAGAGGAAGTTTATTAGTTATTTTATTATTGAATAAAAGTGGTGTTTTTCAGAACAACCTTAAGACTTATTTTTCTAATCATTAGTTAATGATAGTAGAAATATTACAAAAGTATAATCTAATTCCCAAACAGGATTTAGAAGACTACTTATCAAAAGATAACCTTAATTTATATGATATTACTAGAAAAAATAAGGATGCATTAATTCAAATTAATACATTTATTAATAATCAAAATAATATTAAAAAAAGAATGTACAAACTAATATATGATAATAATTTTTTACCTATAAATTGTTTACAATGGATCGAACTTAATAATCAATACATATATACAAAAAATAAAATACATATTGTAGATAATAAAGAAATTGACCATGAATTGATTAAACATGTACATAAAATCATAAAGTGGATTGCTTCTTTAACTAATCAAAGTTCTGATATTGAAGTATGGATTTTCCTATGTCCACATAAAAAATTATTCCCAAATATTAGAGGTAAACCTTTAGGAAGAAATGAAGTAAATAGTGGAGTTACAATGTTATCTCCTCGTGAATCATGGATTCAGATATTTCGTAAAGAAGAAGTATTAAAAGTACTTATTCATGAATTACTACATTATTATGAATTGGAAATTAGAGATGAAGCTGATTCAATTCAAAAAGAACTAGGAATAATTTTTTTATTAAATGAAGCTTATAATGAACTATTTGCAATCTATTGTCATACATTATATTATGCAAATTATAAAAAGTTAGATTTTAATGAATGTTTAAACAAAGAAATTAAATACAGTGAAAATATGTTTAATAAGATAATTAAGTATTATAAAATTAACAATTGGAGTGATTTTTTTAAAGACTCTTATGTGCAATATTCTAATGTATTTTCATATTATGTCTTAAAATATTTACTAATGGAACATTTAGATATATTAAATTTACCTAATAAGCGTAATATAAGTAAAGTATCAGAAGTAATAAAACAAATAATTAATACATATATTTTAACAATAAAAGAACCTTCTGATTATAATTTATCATTAAGGATGAGTTGTTTAGATCTTATTTAGTTCTTCTTAGAGACAACCTTCTTAGGCTTGGCCTTAGTCTTGGCATCTTTCTCATCATCAGACTCGGATTCAGAAGCAGAAGAATCTGACTCATCATCAGAAGACGAATCGGAAGAAGAATCGGATAGATTATCATTCTTCTTGGCCTTCTTTTTCTCAGTCTTGGGGTATAGATTGGCAAGGTGAGTGTTAAATGTGCTTAGCTGGAAATCATCAGTCTTAAAGAGATTCTTAAGTTCCTTATCACAAGTGTAAACTGGCTTGTTGTTATCATCCTTAGACATCTCGCACTGCTTCTTAATGTAGTCCCAAAGTAGACCACTCATTTGATTACGATCAATCTTATCGGAGGTTGTAATAACAGTCTTCTTAGTAAAATTCATCTTGGTCATCATTTCGGAACTCAGCTTCGATTCCTTAATAGCATAAGAAATAAACTTGGCCAGTGCTTCGGGAACGGGAATAGGGTTAATAGGCTTCTTGACCTTCTTACGGTTGACCTTGTTAGTCAGCTTTGTAAGAATATCAAACTTGGAGCCAAGCTCCTTAAAATCCTCGTTAATCTTAAGCATCATTTCAGACATGTCATCCAGCATTTCTGCCTTGGTGGCCTTCTTAGATTTGGTATCGGTGTTAGTCTTGGGCGCCATTATAGAGAGGTTTTTTAGCTTGAATGCTTGGATCTTTTATATATAATCCTTATAATACCAAAAAGACCATTTATCAATCTTTTTTATTGGCTTTTATAATAGCCTTTAAACAGATCTAAAGCAACAGCTTCAATATTATATATACAATATGGAAGCTATTAAGGATAAAGGGGATGTTATACTACCTTCTTTATACAAGTTTTATAGTAATGATAAAAATATTAATACATTAATACCTATTATATCAGGCTATTCTCAATTATCAATTAGAGTGCTAGATTGGTTTGTGACTAATTATGCAAAGAGGTATAATATTATTTATATGTTACCTAATAGCAGTCATTTGAATGTTCATTTGAGTTATAAGTCTCAACTCAAAGGATACAAAAAGAAAATGTTTGATCCATTTTGTCGTAAAAAACGGATACCTTTTTATTATGGTGACAACAAATGTATTATTACAACAATTGGTCAATTAAACTTTTTTAGATGGGCTATTGAAAATAATATATTGCATTATGTAATTGATAATATAGAAAACATAACAAATGACATGAACACTTTAATTCAAGATACTTCATCTTCTGAGAAAAGAAGTAATACTATGCCACTTTTACTTGATTTAGAATCTTAATCAGTTCCGGCAGACTTACCTTTCTTAGACTTGGTCTTGGGCTTGGGAATATCATCATCCTCTACACCCTCATCAAGATCAATTGTCTTGATTTCCTCCATAACTTTCTTATGTTTGTAATCATCAACATCATCATTAACATTATCCTCATCATCACTACCAAAGTTATCAGCAGTCATATCGAAACCTGCAGCACTGTTATTTTGAGCTTCGACTTCGATCTGCATAACCTTGAATGTCATACCATATGACTTTTTCTTAGTCTTAGGGTCAGGGTTCTTCATTACGTAAAACTTGTTTGCCATAATAATCATCCGAACATTAGACTTGTAACGTACAAACTTTGCTAGATCATCAAGAGTATCTACCTTTGTTAGTTCACGCTGACCTTTATCATTTTTAATAAATAGTTGAGTTTGAACCTTATCAGTGTTGTAATCCAGTGAGATATATACCTTCATGCACGGAGGACGTACAGGCTTGCTGTCATCATCCTCATCAACAAGAGGAATACGAATAATAGGCTGATACTCTAGATTTTTAGCACCATTCATAACATCATTACGAAACTTGTCAGTATTCATTAGCTTATCTAGGTTATTAATCGTATCCATAAACTTTTTACATTCGATATTCTTCTCATCAAAGGGAACTTTGAAATTCTTAGCACGGGATTTGTCATCCTTAAAGTACTCTCCCAGTGACGGAATGCCACCTGAGAAAATGTTAATCATAGGTGTCTTGATAATTAGTTGGCCTAGACCAGTCTCGTTCTTATAACGAGGGTAACTTAGCTTTTGAGCCTTTACCATTTCATTATCCTCTGGCTCTGTAATAACCACGTTGTTTATCTCAAGTTTATCATAGCGAATAGGGGTGTTGTTCTTTGCCATTTTTTAGAGTAGATTATTGGTTGGAGTGGAGGATGAATCCTTACTATAATATGGAACCTTCTCTTTTAAATTGTTTTTGTTTTCAATTATTTATAAAGACGATTTATCGTCTTTATAAATAAGGGAGCGATTTGTAAGAAGAGATCAATTATTTATAAAGGTGATTATATGCCTCTATAAATGAGGGGATAAACCGCTAGATGAGATCAAATTATTAGGTGATTATTAACCTAATAAAGGTCATATAACCAAGCCTTTTAGAGGATATAAATAAACACTTAGACTGCTATTGCCTGTTTAACCATAGTATCAATATTAAGAGAATCATTAGTATAATAGTCTATAATTTCATGTACTAAACATTCTCCTTCTTCATTATCCACTTTTTGAGCATCAACATAATTATAGATATGTCTGATAGTGAAGTAAACATATTTTGAAGGAATATTTAGGGTTTTTTTAATGTTATCTGCCAAGACCCAATCCTTAGACACATATATATATGATGTATGTTGATTAAAAAATTTATTAATAAAGGTCCGTACTACATAGTATCGATTGATTGGTGAATCAGTTTTTAATCCAATCTTATTGAGAAACTCCTTTTTATATGTCATTTTTACTTGGTTTATAATAGATACTTATGAGTTTCAATGCAAGTTAAATTCATTATCAATTTTTAATCTAATTAACTTTGTTAATTAGATTAAAAAGGGGGCATATTTCTAAAAGAAATGTGTTCAATTTATTAGAAAGCGATTAATCGCTTTCTAATAAATTAGGTGAGACGTAAGTCGAGTTCAATTTTTATTGAATAGATTATGTAATAATCTATTTAATAAAAATTAGGTGAACTATTAGGTGATATCAATTTTTAATATTTTATAATATTAAAAGTTTATTTAAATCAAGTAGGAATATATGTTCTAATATCATCCATCTTTAGAATATCATCAATTAGAGTACCCGTAGACAATTGAATTGCATTAGGATCTGGTCTTGTTCCACCAATTTCAACTGTAGCTGTATTTTCCAATAATTCATTATCCATCAAGATATCACACATACCTGTTCCACCTCTAATCTGTTTTCCTAACATAACCTGTGATGATACACTTTGTAAAGTATCAATTTCACTAAACATCGCAGCATTTACAAAGTGTTCCATCATCTTCTCAAATGATGCCTTTGCTAACGGATCTTTATCCATACGATTCATTCCATGTCTATCAATTGATGTTATTGTTCCAGTTGATGTCATTAAATCTGCAATCAACATTTGATGTTGTGCAATAGGTTTTGGATCAGTAAACTGTAATGGCATCTCATGAATTAAGTATGCTCTTGCCGCCTCTATACCATAATTTTTAAGTATGATTTGAAGACTATTACAATATGAACGATTCATATCAATCATAGGGATATGTTTAATTAGATTCATATCAATACCATTAGCATAGATAACACATTCCTTTTCAGTTTTTGCCTCTCTATCAGGATTATTATATGTAATTATACTTTCCTCACTAATTTCATCTACACGTTTAATACTTTCCGATCCCTTCAGTTTAAACTTATTTAGAATGATTTCATATAATTCTATTAACATACTATTGTCAGTCTGTGTTAGTTCAAAACGAATATGTACTATCGGATTATCACTGTTATTGTAATTAGATAGTATACATCCTCGTGTAATCTTGGCAATAAAATCCTTCATATTTTTCTTAACACCGGTCATATCACCATAGGTATTAGTCCAAAATTGTACAAATTGTGTTTTAATATCTAACATAGTTACGTCATTATGTAACATAGCTTCTTTATTTAATGATACACGGAATAACCAAGGCATTGTCTCTAATGATTTAATTTTATCTGCATTAATACCAAAGATGGATTTTGTATCCATTTCATCTTTTACAGTATAACTTCTCTTATTCTCAATATCTGAATCATATACAATCATTATTTTCTGTGCAACATCTTTTAATACTGTGTATTTAAGGTAAGATGCAATCTTATATGCCATAATCTTATTATTACTATACTCCTCCTTCAAATAAATACTCATATATGGTGTCTTAATATTTTTAGTATATCCTAATAATTCTCTGAAACGTTCAGCACCTTGTAATCCACCAGCTCCAGTCTTGTGGAAAGATGATAATGTTTGTTGAGTAAGAGGTTCACCAACACTTTGTGCAGTTACTACTCCAACCATTTCTCCATAATTAATCATAGAACGATTATAACTTTTTACAACCTCATTAATTGTATTATCAAATTGTACCTTGTTAAACTTATATTCCTTAATACATCTTGATGGTGCTAAATATTCATATAAACATAGTTTGAATAGAAACTTAAAACGTTGTTCATCAGCATGTTTCAATGGATTCTTTTCAGGACTTACCATTGTTAGTAATGGTGTCATTTCATGAGTTAATACCTCTTGAAGTTTCATTTTAACATAATCATTTGTTAGTTGCTCATTAGAGTTACTATCAATAATTTTATTATCATAAATAATACGAGCAAAGTTAACTGTCTGTAAATATGTTTCCATATTAGTCTTATACTCAATAAGGAAACGCATCTGAGAATCACGTAATTTATCACGCATTTCGATCATTTCTTGAGCCATATCCTCATATATTTCATGAATTTTAGCATCTCCCATTGGAAGTGTATTAACTTTGACATATTTTTGTTTAGTAAGCTCAAAGTTATTGGCTCCATATATTAGTTGAAGAATAACGTTATTTCCAGTTCGAACAGTACCATCATACATTACTTTAATATCTTCCAGACCCTTAATTAGTTTACGTTGTTGATAACCAGTTTCTGCTGTTTTAATAGCAGTACTAATCAGTCCTTCTCTACCAGTCATATGATGGAACCAGAATTCATGAGGTTCTAATCCTTCATAATATGAACTTTTAATATATCCACGACTAGCAGGACGATCATCATTCTGAAAGAAATGTGGTAAAGTACGACCATTAACCTGTTTTGGAATACGTTTCTGTTTTAGTAAATCTTGAGCTAGTGCACCCATAATTGGTCCAATATTTGTTTCAGCATCTCCTTTTGCACCAGAATTAACCATAGTATAGAAGTGATTTTTACTATCCAATAGTTCCATAATCTTGGTACCAATATCAACACGACGATTTAGTTTTGCTTTAACATCTTCTTCAAATAAATCTGCATCTAACATTTCTGGGTTATTTTCAATTTCAGTAATTAGATGTTCTACTTCCATTTCCTTTTCAGTAATAATTTTCTTAGCTAATGCTTTGATTTCTTTTGAAGGACAAGCATCACGTAGTCCCACTGTAAAACCATAATTAATTAACCAATATGCAGTAATACGTTGTGTATTATCAATATATACTTTAGTTGTTTGTGGATCATATTTATCCCATGAAGTAATCATAATTTGTTCAGATAGCTTTTTACCAGCAATACCCTTTAATAGTTTACCATTTTGGATATGTGATTTAGCATCTTTATAATTAATACCATCAGGAATAATCATAGAGTACATTTCAAGAGAGTCAATATCTTTCTTTTTAATTTTCAATACATCAGTCTCATATGTATACATAATCATATTCATAGCATCATGCCAATCAATGATTAATGATTTTTCTGTCAATTGGTGTGAACCAATCAAAGTATCCTGCTTCAATTTAATAACTGGTTTAGCATGCATTGGAGACATAATTTGTCTTTTAACATCAGATATCATTGCAAGCTCTGTTTGTGTCTGAATAGACTGAGGTACAAACATATTCATTTCATCCCCATCAAAATCAGCTCCATATGGAGAAGTAACAGTAACATTCAACCTGAATGTTGATAGTTTATCATTATTAATAACTTTAACACGATGAGTCATCATAGACATTTTATGTAGAGTCGGTTGCCGATTAAATAATACTGGATCACCTGGTTGAAGATGTCTCCATACCTCATCTCCCATATTGAGATTGACTGTACTCTTATTATACCGTAAATCAATATCAATATACTTATCTCCTCGTTTTACTCTTACCATATTTGCTCCTGGATACTTGTATCGTCCATTTCTTACTAATTCCATTAAACGATTATAATTATGAGGTGTTACAACTTCAGTGAATGTCAAGTTCATAGCAATTTTAATAGGTACACCTAATTCATCTAAACTTAAATTAGGATCAGATGTGATAACGGATCGAGCACAATAATTAACACGTTTTCCCATTAAATTATTACGAATTAGACCAGTTTTTCCAACAATACGTTCAGAAATACTTTTAACTGGCCTTCCACATGATTTTTGCGCTGATTTAGGTAGATTAGTATCATTATCATAATAAACTGCTACATTATACTGTTGACACTTTAGAAAATCAATTTGATACTTTCTTTCTTCCTCTGTAGGATTTTCCTTCTCTACAAATTTTCGTAACCTTTGACTCGCTTTGATAATATCCGCTAATTTATTATTTAATGTATCTTCTGATGAGCCATTAGCTAGAAAATCAGCTTTAACTGAAGGACGAATAGCAACTGGAGGGATAGGAAAGTTTTTAATAATAAGATCTTCTGGACGAAAACGCCGTTGATTCCTTTGATCAAAGCCCATTAATTTCCAATCGGCATCACTTATATTAACTAGAATATCATACACCATTCTTGGTGTTAATACCTCTCTAACTTTCTTTTTCTCAGCATCTGCCTCACCACCCTCAAGAGGTGCTGATTCAGCTACAAATTGAATAACTCCAGTAGTATTTTTAATTTCCAATTTAATCATAGGAATAGGTGCATTACATACTTGACAATTATTTAACTTTGCCAATTTTCGAATTTCAATGAAACGGTTCTTACCATTTTTATACTTGAGAATATACTCTAATGTAGCATGTGACCTTGAAATTCTTAAATTTGAACATCTTAAACAGATACAACTTAATATACTTTTAACACCATCTTTAAATGCAAAGTTAAATACTGGTTCAGCGAATTCAGTGTGTCCAAAATGTCCTGGACAATTCTTTTCTCTTTCACCACATGTTAAACAAGTACGTTGATTATCTGTAGTACCTAAACGTTGGTCTACAATACCACCACGTTTAGGTTCATTATTGTCATATGTTTCTGCTAAAATGATACCATAAGGTTCGCTTGTACTCTTAATTACCGAATAATCTTTTACCTCAGAGTTGCTCCATACGTCGAACTCAATACGGTCTATTGGAATTAGATCCTCGCTATATGGGTTATCCATCTTAATCTCTTATAATACTTATACTATAAATTTTTAAGTCCTTTAAATATATTTTTCAACATTTATGTTAAGATATCATTAATAGTAACTGTTTTACATCCTTCACCACTCCACTTAGATAGCTTCCCCTTATATATTACCTCTAATGTATCTATAACTTCACCATAATAAATAAAATATAACATAGCTAATTTGTCAATACCTTCATGATGTAATAATTTCTTTTTATCTTCATAATTTAATATTTTATCATTAATCTTCATTATGAAACTAATCAATGGTATTCTTAATATAGGTTGATTATCATACTTTACCTTATTTATAATATCTAAATAATTACCATTAGTGATTAACTTTTTACGATTTTGATTACGATATTCAACTATATAATCCTCTTGAGTATTTGAAAACATTACATTAAAAATCATACATATATAGTACTTTATAGTTACATCTACTAATTGGTTATTTTTAATAAGATATATACGTTTCTCCTGAGGTAATTTGCCACGTACAAATGTTTCAAATTGTATATAAAGTTTAAACAAGTATTTTAATATACAAGTACGCATTTGAATTATTTCAATAATATTAGGGAACATTTCTTATTATACTTAAATATTAAATCTATAAATGAATTATTAAGAACATGGACCCTGAAATATCCCAGGATTATCCCCTTAATTGTACATGGAGTATTTGGTATCATCATACTCTTAATGATTGGTACCTAAGTGGTTACAAAAAGATTTTCTCTATAGCTAATATTAAAGACTTTTGGAATTTTCATAATAACTTGGATTGTTTAGGTGGTATTACAAATGCACAATTTTTTATGATGCGCGAATCAGTAACACCAGTTTGGGAAGATCCACAAAATAGAAATGGTGGTTGTTGGTCTATTCTTGTTCCGGTTCAAGATGCTCAGAATGTATGGGAAAATATTGCTGTTCAATTAGTAGGTGATACACCTGATAATGGTATTACCGGTATTAGTATTAATCAAAAAAATAATATTTCTGTTATAAAAATATGGAATTCTGATAAAAATCAACGTAGTACATCTATATTAACTGAATCTATTCAAAAATATGGTAACATACTATATAGGCCGCATAAAGTCCAATACTAAGTTGTTTATATAACTTTTCATATCATGAGCTGATAACTTTGGTAAATTACCTTGATTATATACATCTAAAATAATAGTTTGACCAATATGTTTATAGTCCCAAATAGGTAATATAGGTATAGGATCAGCTATATTAACCACTCTTGTAAAATTAAGTGGACATCCATAAACATCTTTTATAAATTTAGGTTGACCAAAAGTTATAACTTCATTAACTTGGTTAGTTGATTCATAAGTTAACATAGCTAATATACAAGCAATACAACCACCAGAGGAATGTCCTGTTAAATCAATAGTATATCCGTCTGCTAGTACTCCTTTATCAGTTAATTCTTTTTTAATTTTAACAGCTTCATCAAAAAAACCTTTATGAAAACGATATTCATTATACAAAACATTTTTCATATTAATATTCATAAGAAGATCTTGAGGACGTTTTAATAACATAGACCCTCTTACAACTATTATATGATGTTTATCTTCTGGCTTTGTATAAACCAAAATACGCTTGTATCTTTTAATAGCTTTAGGAGGTAAATTGTTAATATCAGCATATTTATACGCATTACTTGATAAGTATGCCATACGGGTTATTTTAGAGATTTTTTCAGAAGATAATGCCTGCTCTATACATCGATGCTGCATTTTATTATTATATAAATAATCATAAAAAAATGATATCATCTAGAGACTTAGCTGAAAATAAAAA